AAAATTTAAAAAAACAGATTTTGATTATTTAGTATTAGAGACTGAGAGTCATTTAGAAAGACGACTAACAAAATTTTTAGATACATTAAAAAGTAATAAGAAAATGGAAAATGAAACAATATTATTGGTAACACATAAAGGTGTTATTAATAAAATTAAAAAAATGTATAATTTATGCAATGATATGGATAGTGAATTTGAAAAAGGTCATTTTGAAATAATTGATATATAATTTTATTTTCATTAATATTTTTTTAATATAAATTATTATTTATTTAATAAATAATTTAACCATATAAATCATCTCCTACATACAATCCCTTTTGTTTTTTATTTGTTTGACATGAGTTTTTATCATTACTATTAAATTTAGCATATAAATTATCACCAACATACATTCCTACCATATTATTTGTTTTTAAGTTACTTCCTTGTGTAAATATTCTATCAATCATATTTGGATATGTACAGTTATTTCCACTACTTCCTCCATTATTTCCACCATTATTTCCTCCATTATTTCCGCCATTATTTCCGCCGTTTCCGCCACTGCCACCATTATATTCTTCATCATAGCTACTTTCTTCCCCATTAAACATATTTTGTCCTTCTTCTTCTTGATTACTACATAAACCATGGTCTTTAATATATTTATTAATGTCTTTTTTACTGATATAATTATTTAAATCGGGGTGGTCTTCAATTTTATATTGATTAATTAATTTACATTTTTCTTGTTTTGGACACACAGGACATACTGGACACACAGGACAAACGGGGCATTTTGGACAAGGAGGAATTTCACTTTTTAAAATATATTTAGATTTGTCAAATTTTTCACAGTGAGGAATTTCACTTTTCAAAATATATTTAGATATATCAGGACAAGCTTGAATCATATTTTTTGTGGCGTATTTACTAACATCGGGGCAAGGAGGAACACTACTTTTTAAAACATATTTGTCAATATCTTTATTGGTTAAAATGTCGCAACTTCCACAATTTTCATTATTTTTTTTAGTGCATGTAATTTCTTCTTGAGCACAATCTGGTTCAATGGGTTTAGGAGTAAAAGGTGGGATATCGTCTTTTTTGGTACAGCTTTCAGATTTAGGAGCTTCATAGCTATTATCATCGGGTAATCCCCATTTATATAATTGGGATGCACCTTTTTTTTGTGAAGTTGTAGAACTTTCACTTACAAAATTTTCCATAAGGATTTTATTTTTTTGATTAATATTTAGTGGTGATTCTTGACTTAAATATAAACCAAGAATTATAAAAAATATAAATAATATAATTCCATAATATAATAAATCATTACTCATCTATACTTAAAATAAATATAAAAAATTTTTGTATTTTATTTTTTTATTCTGGAATATTACAACCCCAACAAGGTATTTTATCTTTCTTAATATATTTATTAAAATCTGGGTGTTGTTCAATATTAAATGATGAAATATTACAATAATCATTTGGATTTTCAAAGAATTTTCTAAATTCTATACATCTTTTATCATTTTTATATTTTGGATCCCAGCAATAACAATTATCATCTTTATCATAATTTATATGACAATAATTACTTATAATTTTTTTACATTTATCATTAATTTTCAAATCTTTATAATTTTTGACATTCCAATTTACATCTGCACATGCTCTACTGTTACATGGATTTAATTCATTAACTGTATAAGGACAATATTCTTTATATTTATTATTATCACAAATTAATTCTTTGGGTATTGGACAATTTGGGAAATTATAAGCATACATATTTCTAGCTTTGTCTATATCAGCACTAAATATTTTTTCACCTGTGAAGAAATCTGAATATATACCATTTTCAGGAATATAAACAACATATTTACCATTTTTCTTATATACTTTAGGACATTTATCATTTACTTTACATTCAGTATCTGCACAATACATTTCATCATTATTTGTTTTACAATATTCATTACATGAATCAACTACATTTTTACAATTATTTAAACAATTTTTATATTTATCAATAGAACTTTGAGTACCATTTAAAAACTTTTTACATAAATTATTACAATCTTTTAAGCAATTCATTTTTATATTATTATCATTATTATCATGAACTTCTTCATAACTTTCTTCTTCTGCTGTTTGAAAATTTTCTATATATTTGTCATAATTATTTACTAAAGGTGAATTATATTTCTTAGTATCAAAAATATTATCGAATGTAACATCTAATATATTTGGTTGATTATCATTATTTTTATTTTGATTGGTTATAAAATATTCTCTTATATTTTTTAATTCAGTACTATTAACAATTCTATTATAAACAGCAATATGATATAAATAAATATCTAAGTTTTTATTTTTATTTAATAATATTGGTTTTTTATTTAAATATATTTTATCAATTTTATGACTTAATATATTTAAATTATCATTATATATATTTAATACATTACCATCATATAATACTGTAATCATTGATTTATTATAATAATTTAAAGGTCTATCTGATTTTATTTTTTTATTGTTTTGTAATAAATATAAATAATCATCTAAAATACCTATTTCAAATGCATATTGATTATTTCCTTGAACACTTAATAATATTCTATTAAATTGGTCATTTTCTTTTGATAAATTTCCTTCTACTTTTGATTTGAGTTGATTATTATCTTCTTGTTTATTAATTGATAAAACTAAAGTAAATTTTTCAGAATTTAAAACATTAGATGGGAATCCTTCAATTTTACTATTTGTTAAGTAAATGTAGTCTTCATTTTTCTTAGGTATATTGCTTAAATACATATCATTATTATTTCCACTTAAATCATGTAAAACATTATTATTAGAGTTATATTTGATACAATCAATGAAACAAATTAAATCTCTATTATAAATGAAATTAGGGGCACTATTTAAAACTTTAAATAAGGAAATGTCGGTTAAGTACAAAGTACAATTTTTTTGTTGATTATTAAAGGTAATTATTTGTTTGTCAAGTACATTTTCATTAGAATTATAGATAACTTTGACGTGATACCAAACTTTATTATTTCCTAAATCTACTTTTTTGATAATATTATATTGAATTTTGGGTAAATAATTACTATAATCTTTTGTAGGCATTCTAATTTTCACGAATGATTCAAAATTAAATTCATTAATATTTTTATTTTCTAAGTTAATATAAAAAAATAATAGATAAGTTGAATTTATACTATTGCTACATGAAATTTCATAATATGAATTACTTTTTTGATTTAAACTATATTGAGATTTACCAGGATTTTGACAATTAATAATTTTATTATATCCTTGTTGATTTATATAATTATCTAAATTTTGTTTATTATCAAAACAATTATTTTTAATTAAATTATAATTGATGTCTAATTGATTATAATTATTTTCAAAACTTTCTGTATCTTTCAGATTTATTTCCCAATTAGCTTTTAATTTTAAACTTTTCTTAGTATTAAAATATGCTAAAAATAAAATTAATAAAATAAATATGAGTAAAATTATTAAATAATTATACATAATTATTATTTAATGAGATATTTATTTTAAAATTTAATGAAATTTATAACTAAATAATTTATCTTGTTAAACTTTTAAGATAATACATCATATTATATAATTTATTTTCTTTTTCAGTTGATTCTTTAATGTTATTTTTATTATAATTATTATATAACCATATTATATTTGCTTTAAATGTACTATTCATTGTTTTTTCAGCACTTGTAAGATCAGGTGCATTTAACCAATCTTCAAAATAGTTAGAAGCATTATTTTTTAATTTTAATTCATCTTTACTAAATACAATATTTGGTTTTGAATAATCATAACCTATTTCAAATTTATTAACTGATTGTAAAATTAAATATGTATAAATATTATAAAAATTGCTTAATTTATTTTCACTTAATTCATTTTTCAAGCTTCTAAATTTTAATCCTACTAATACTTGATTACTATTATTCATAAATTTTATATTATATATTTGACTATATGGAGTATAAGCATATTGATTATTTGAAAACATAAAAATTCTTAATAATTGAAAACTAATAATATTATTATATTTTTCTTTTATTTCATTTATTCCTTCTTTTTCATAATTTGTTAAATCAGCATAATTTTTATAAATTCCTGTTATAGCATCATATCTAAATTTATAAAGTGATATATTTTTAAGTGAGGGTTCTGAATAAAATGTTCCACTAATGTTAGGTTGTGTTTGATTATATTTTACCATTTCCTTAGCAACTGGATTTAAGTCTCCCTTCATAAATTTAAAAATAACTGTAGCTGGTGAGTCATCATTACCTTTTGAAATCATTTTCATTGTTGGAACATTTGGTGGTAAATCATGTGATAATCTCATATCTTCTGCATTATGAAAATTAGGTGTAAATTGATATAGATTTCCATATTTTTTTTCTGTAGTTATTAAACCATTTGAATCTATATTACTAATTTTATATGTAATTCCTTTATAAATCATTTTTGCAGAATCTAAATTTTTCGTTTTAAATTGAATTAAATTTGTAGGAGTATCATTATTTAAAAAATTAGTTGTATTAGATGTCCAATTTCCATTTAAAAAAGTTGGTAATTGATTTTTATTAAGTTTTTTAATATTTGTTAAATTCGTATTAACTGGAAATTCATTTGAAAAACTTTCCATTATATTAATAACTTTTTTATTTTTCATTCTAAATAATAATCCATAAATAATAATTAGTACAAATAACATTATGAAATAATATAGGTAATTCATAATAATAAATAATAAAAAAATTTAATTGATTTATAACAATTTATTTTTATAATTTTTATTTTACATTTATAGTATCATTAATTTTCTTTAAAGTTTGTAGTAATGTTTTAGTATATAAATTTGGTGAAGTACCCTTATCTAATGAATTAGTTAAGTTAAATCCTAATATTACCCATTTTCCTGAAGGGTTTATTTCATTTTGTAAATAAATTTCTTTACCAAAATTATGAAAATTAGTTCCTTGTCCTGGAACTAAATATTTTTTTGGATGATATGTTCTTAAATTACCACTCATTAAAATATAATCATTCGAAATATTATTATCAGTATTTGCTGAATTTGTACCATTATTTTTCATTTCTAATGAATCAATTATATATGGATTTTCTAAAATTAATTTTTGTTTATTACCACCTTTATATAAGTTTAATTTTGTTTTTCCTTGTGCTGAATCAAATTCAGCAAATTTTTCAAATCTTCCTTCTTTATTATACATATTACTTGTTCCTAAAATAAATGAACAATCATTTGTATATGTTGGTTGTGATTGTCCATTAGTATTATTTTTTTCAAAATTTAATGTCCATACAGTTGGTTGTAATAATCTATTTGATTCTTTAATTGTTATATTATCATTTAAGTTTCCTATTATATCATACATATTTTTCAATACACTTCCTGGATTATCACTTTTGTATTTTGAAATTTCAGATTTCATTTTTTCATATTTTTTATTAACATCTTGATATTCCGCATTACATGTAGCTAAAATAGTATTAAAATTATCTGTTCCTCTTTTATTTTCTATACAATTTGTTAAACGTAATGATTTTTCATCTGAAATATTCTTTCTATATGTATTTAATATATTGTTATTCATAAATGGAAACATCATATCTAATTTTGTTGTTAAATGACTTTCACCATCTTTAACACCAAAGAAATCAAAATTTAATGTTTCAACATTAGCTAAATTATCTACATACATAAGAATGGCTGAATTATATTTACCATTTTGGAATCCTTCTAAATGATTACATAAATCTAACAAAGTTTTTGAATCTTGTTCTTTCATATATAATGGATAAGTTAATGAAGCTTGATTCTTTAAATACATATCAAAAGTTGTTTTACATTGTTTATAATCTTGAACTTTATTTAATGATGATGTACCATCCGAACTTTTAATTGGAATATAACATGTTTGATCTATATTTATTGGGCAAGCATCATACCCTTGAGAATTAGTTATATTATCTTTTTTTGCACATCCAGTACCATATTGATTATAAGAATATTTTTTTTGATTTTCATCTGTGTATCCATCTTGGTTATTAGGAGTAGGTAATCCACTATTTGGAATATAACATTTTTTTAAATCACCTTTTTGATAACCATCAAATGTTGAATTATAACAAACATCAGGATTTATTTGAATACTATTTTGAAAATTAGGTGTAGGTAAATTATATGATGTTTGTAATAAATAAACAGCAGATGTACCATAAGTAAAATTCTTTTCTTTTGTACATTTTACTTGTCCTACTATTGTACTACCATTATCTTGTAATTGTATTAACTGTACTGTATTATCATCATTAAAATAACCATAAAAATTATTAATTGTATCATCATTTATTTCTTCACCAAATACATCAAAATTTCCTGTAGCATCCCCATTATTAGAGCAAAATACATGTTTTAGGAAGAATCTATCTTCTGAGTTATTTAATTCTCCTCTACCAATAATCATATCTGGTAAGCATTGAGCATTATCATTTTTATTTGGTATATATGGATCTGCTTGATTATTACCTTCACCTACAATTTTAAAATTAGATTTATTAATTACAAATAATAAATTTTTATTAACTTGTAAAAATGTTATGTAATACAATTTACCTGAATGATTTGTAAATTTCCATGTTCCATTCCATTCACTTTCATTATTAAATATTTTATTTACAGTTTGTCTTAATTCATTTTGATTATTATTTAAAAAATTACTATCATCAGAAGATTGATAATATGTAGATAAAGAATTTCTCTGCATAAAACTTTCTACAGATTTATTTTCAAAATAATTTATATATATTAAATATCCTAATAAAGCAATAATTATGACTATTAAAAAATATTTGATATCTAACATTTTCTTATTCATATATTAAATATAGAAATAAAAATTTAATAATTAAAAAAATTAAAGATTAAATCCATCAGGAATTATTTCACCACTTTCTTTATCATCTCCTGTTTTAAAATTTGACCAAGGTTTATTGACATCAAGAGGACAAGGTTCAGATTTATTTTTTGGTTTTTTTGAATTAATTGCTTCATTTAAAGTTTGTGGAATTTTATTTACTTTTCTATTTATTTCACTATTGGGTAATAAATAATCATTTTTGTCATAATTATATTTTTCATCATTATTATCATTTGAACACCATTGTGGTTTATCATATATCCAATCAGAATTATTATAAATTCTAGAAGCTTTTTTAAAATAATTATCATTATTTGTACATTTACTACAGTCATTAGGAGGTTGATTAGATTTTCCTTTATTATTTCCAAATTTATCTACACTGGTTTTATCTCCATTAATGTAAATATTTACTGGAGAAACTCCTATACCAATTCCTGGATTTATTTGATTATGATTTCCTGAAAATATCTTTCTTAAAAAATTATTATTTTCTAAAGATTTTCTTTCAGGTTTTATTTCATCTTCTTCATCTAATTCTTCCTCTTCTTCTATTGATTTTCTAATATGTTCTTCTTGCTGATTTAATTCTTCTTCTTGATTTGTTTCTTCTTCTTGATTTGTTTCTTCTTCTTGATTTGTTTCTTCTTCTTGATTTGTTTCTTCTTCTTGATTATATTCTTCTGATGAATTACCTAAAACTTCTTCATTTGTATTCAATTCTTCTTGATTATCATTAAAAAATTCTTTTTGAATATTATTAAATGATTCTACATCATTATTTTGAGGACCTAATAAATAAAATATAGTAAATGATATTAAAAATATTGTAATTGCATATATCAAAAATTTAACATTAATTTTTCTTAAATAAAAATAAGAAATGGATGTTGATAAAATTAGTGATATCAAAATATTTAGATAAATTTGATTTTCCATATATATATATATTATATAAATTTAAAATTAAAAATAAATAAAAATTTTTGTATTTATAATTTATGGAGACTAAAAAAAAAGATTTTTATAAAAATATTTATGGACAAAATGATAATGTTTTAGAATTAAAATATAAAGATTTTAAAATAAAAAATAAAAATATTTCAATAATAAATAAAAATTTTAAAAATAATCAATCATTAATTATTTTTTATGCTCCTTGGTGCTTACATTGTCAAAATATGTATGATGATGTCCGTGAATTATCTATTAGTAATATGTACAAATTTAATATTGCTGCTGTTAATATTAATGATAATAAAAATAAAAACTATTTATTATCCGACCATTTAAAAATAAAATCTATTCCCGCTGCATATATTGTAAAAAATAATAAATTAGAAAAATTTGATAAAGAATTATCATTTGAAAATTTATTTTATTATATTAATATGAATATTTAATTATTTTTAATATTTTTCATACATTTTATTCAATTGATTATTTACTCGAATAAATATTGATTTTTCTGACAATTCTTTAATATTTTTTGCACCAACATAAGTACAAGTACTTCTAACTCCTCCCAATAAATCCTCAATTGTATCTTGTATTTTACCCTTATAAGGAATTTTACAAGTTCTTCCTTCCGATGACCTATAATTATCCATCTTTCCATAATTCTTTTCCATACTTGTTTTACTACTCATTCCATAAAATATTTTATATTTTTTGTTATTTTCTTGTATTATTTCACCTGGATTCTCATCATGTCCTCCTAATAATCCTCCTAACATTATAAAATCAGCACCAGCACCTAATCCCTT